ACACAAGACCTGCTGACATAACATTAGAGGAATAAAATTAAATGGCTACGTACTTAGGCACACATGGTAGTAAAATACAGAACTACACTACGGATCCCGATAATCCGAATACGGGAGAGGTGTGGTACAACGATACGTCTAATGCGTTAAAGTTTCAATATCCTAATACAACTACATCTGGTTCATGGAGAACTGGTGCAAATTTACCTGCTACTAAAACACAAATGGGGCAAGCGGGAGCATATAATGATGCGTTAGCTTTCGGAGGAGAAACTGCTCCAGCAGTAGCAGTAACTCAAACAGAAAAATATAATGGATCTAGTTGGACAGAATTAAATGATTTAAGCACCGCAGTTTATAGAGGAGGTGGAGCTGGTCAAGCTACTACTTCTATATTATCTTTTGGAGGAAGAAACTCAAGCAATACTCCACAAACAGGAACAGATTCTTGGAATGGAACTAATTGGACAGAAGTAAACAGTTTAAATGATAGTAATCACGATGTTTGTGGTTCGGCTGGAGCAAGTAATACTTCTGCTTTATGTTTTGGAGGCGACCCTGGAAACTCAGCATTAACAGAATTATGGAATGGAACTAACTGGACTGAAGTAAATGATTTAAATGCTGGTAGAGGAGATATTACAGGTGTAGGAATTGCAACTTCAGCTTTAGCAATAGGTGGTTGGAATGATCCAGGAAATTCTGCAGCAAACGAATTATGGAATGGAACTAATTGGACAGAAGTTAATAATATTAATACAGCACGACACCAAGCTTCAGCATCTGGTGTAAGTAATACTTCAGCATTATTTTATAGTGGTTATGCATCTACTTATTCTGCAAACACAGAAGAATGGAATGGAACTAACTGGACTGAAACTTCTGATATGTCTACTGCAAGAGCATATGAACAAGGCGGAGCAGGAACATCAACTACAAATGCTTTATGTTATGGTGGAGAAGCTTCACCTGGTAGATCTGCAGCAGTAGAAGAATGGGTAGGTGCAGGTCAACCAATCGGTGCTTGGGCTTCTGGTGTTAGTATAAATACTGCTAGAAATGCTGGTGCATCAGGAGGAGCTACTTCAGCTGCTGCTGTATACGGAGGAGGACAAGGACCTGCAGGTTCTCCAGTAGCAAATACAGAAACTTGGAATGGAACAAACTGGACTGAAGTAAATGATATGAACACTGCAAGAAACGGTATGGCATCAAATGGAACTGCTACATCTTGTTTAGGTTATTTTCAAGATGACCCTGCTAGATCAGGAAAAACAGAATCATGGAATGGAACTAACTGGACTGAAATGAATGATTTAAGTCAATCTGTAAGACAAGGAGGAGGACTAGGAGCAGATAATACAAGTGCTTTAGCATATGGTGGAGAAAGTGCACCAACTCATCAATTAGCAACAACAGAATTATGGAATGGAACTAATTGGACTGAAGTAAATGATTTAAATACTGCAAGGTTAAATGCTACAGGATCGGGAATAGTAACAGCAGGTTTAGCTGCTGGCGGTAGAACTGTTAGTCCTGGTACAACAGATTTAGCAGTAACAGAATCATGGAATGGAACAAATTGGACTGAGGTCAACGACATGAATACTGCAAGATATCTTTCTGGCGCAACAAAACCAGTTTATGATAGTGTATTAGTATATGGTGGATATGCTGCACCAAACTATAAAGCAAACACTGAAGAATGGAATGGAGTTAGTTGGGCAGAAGTTGCAGATTTATCTACAGCTAGACAAGGTGGAGGTAGTGCAGGTACAACAGCATCGGCTTTATATATTAGTGGATATCTTAATACATACACAGCAGCAACAGAAGAATGGAGTGGTTCAACAATTACAACTAAAACAATAGACACGGATTAATTATGGCAACATACAAAGAAATAAAAGGAACACAAATTGAAGCGGTAGCAACCGATCCATCAAATCCTGTTGAAGGACAAGTTTGGTATAATACAACTTCTAATGTTTTAAAAGGTCAAGCAGCTACGGCTGCTGGAGCTTGGGCTACAGGTGGAAATTTAAATACTGCTAGAAGAATTTTAGAAGGAGCAGGTCAATCTCCACAAACTGCAGGTTTAGTATTTGGTGGACTAACAAATACAGCAAGTGTTGGAGATACAGAATTATATAATGGATCAAGTTGGACAGAATTAAATAATTTAGGCACTGCAAGACAAGGTCTAGGGGGTAGTGGTACACAAACGGCTGCATTAGGTTTTGGTGGATCTCCTGGAGATAAAGCAGTTACAGAATCTTGGAATGGTACAAACTGGACTGAAGTAAATGATTTAGGAACAGCTAGATATGATATAGTTGGATCAGGTACACAGACTTCAGCTTTAGGTTCTAGTGGATATAAGTCAGGACAAAGACAATTAAATGAATTATGGAATGGAACCAACTGGACAGAAGTCAATGATTTAAATACTAACATTCAAGGTAGATCTGGTTGTGGTGCTGATAATACCTCTGCTTTAGTTTTTGGTGGAAGTCCTAGTGCTAATACAGAAAGTTGGAATGGAACAAACTGGACTGAAGTTGGAGATTTAAATACAGCGAGAGCGTTTTTAGGTGCAGCTGGTACACAGACTTCAGCTTTAGCATTTGGTGGTGGCCCTAGTGTTTCAACAGCAACAGAAGAATGGAATGGATCATCTTGGACAACATCACCTGGTTCTATGAATACAGCAAGAACTTCATTAAGTGGTTTAGGAACAGCAGCATCAGCATTAGCTGCTGGAGGTTTTTTAGGTCCTCCAGGAGTAACAGCAGCAACAGAAGAATGGACAGGTCCAGGTACAGCAGTTACAAGAACATTTACAGACTCATAAGACTTGTAATATATTTTAGTTAGTATATATAAGAGACAACTATAAAGGAATAAAGATATGAAAAAAGACGTTAAAGAAGTAATACAAGGTGAGGAAACTCATTTAAATAATTTATTAGAACAAGAAGATCTATCTGCTTTTAAAGGTATGGTAGACGAGCTTAGAGACACTTGGACCAAGAAACAAATGTTTCGAACAGAAACAGAAGCAAGGTTTTCTGTATTACAAGATAATAGATATCCAACTAAAGCATCAAAGTATTGGCAATGTGTTAGAGAACAGTCATCATACTTAGATAACTTAATGACATTATCATTTGACTATAGAAGAAACGAAGCAAAGATTAAATGGTTAGAAGGTAAAGTTGAAAAAGAAGAAGATGAATATAAAAAAACTAAATACAAAATAGATTTAGATGAAGCTATATTTGGTAAAGCCTCTATGGAGAAAGTTGCTAAACATAGAATGAGAGAAATTAAAATGTGGTCTAAATTAAAAGGTGAATTTAATGATGGATCATTTAATGACAAAGATGTTAATCAACATCAACTAGAGTCATATGGATTACAATATCACGAGAAAGCAAAAACACTAAATGCTAACTCATCAGAAGCAGAAATATTTAATGTAATGGGACAACTACAATCATTACAAAGAATTAAAAAGTCGGGTGAACTAGAGAATAGTTATAAAGAAAAAGAAAAACTTGAACAACATGGTAAACCAAAACCGTAAGTTATTTTTTTTAGTTGCATTACCCAGATCTGGAAATACTTTATTTGCAAGTATTATGAATCAAAATTCAGAGATAGCTTGCACAGCTAATTCTGTGACTTTAGAAATATTAAAAAATATTTTTTTAATAAAAACAACAGATACTTTTCAAAATTTTCCTGACCACAAATCTTTAAATAATGTTTTAGATAATGTGTATAATTTATATTATAAAGATTGGCCTCAACGTATAATTATTGATCGTGGACCTGTAATGACAAGTGGTAATCCTGGGAATTTTGAATTAATGCAAAAACATTTTAAACATAATTTTAAATGCATTATTTTATTAAGAGATTTAATGGATGTGCTTGCAAGTTATATGCAGTGGTATACAGAAAACCCTAGTTCATTTGTAAATAAATTAGGATTTAATGATGAAGAAAAATTACTAGCTTTAATGAAAGAAAATGGTGCGATTGTAAAAGAACTTAAAGCTATTCAAAATTCATATAATTATCCTAACCTATGTCATTATGTACGATATGATGATATGGTTTCAAATCCTGAACAAGAGTTTAGAAAAATTTATAACTTTATAGATGAACCTTATTTTAATCATTACTTTGATAATTTAAATCAAGTTAAAATAAACGGTTTGTCTTACGATGATAAAATAGTTGGTGATAATATGCATAAACTATTTGATGGACCTGTTAGAAAGGTATACAATCCTTACATAGAAAAAATACCAAAAAGTATTAGAGAAAGATATGGACACATTAAAATTTGATTTTGTATTTTTAGGTCAATCGATTTTAAAGTATCAAGTACCACTTGATATATTTACTACGATTAATCAGATCTATGAACAAAATTTTCATAACCTTGCACCCGCTAATGGTCAGTTAGTAGGTAAGATAGAAAATGAACATTCTTTATTTTATCATGGTGAAGATCAAACTAAGATGAAGAACCATAACATGTTGCCTCAAAATGTTACAAATTATTTTATGACTGTGTTTAAACACTATCTAGCTTTTAATAAAATTAGAGAATATGAAACTCATTTAAATTCTATTTGGGTTAATGAAATGAAACAACACGAATATAATCCAGCACATATCCATAGAGGTATGTTGTTTACAGGGCTGTCAAGTGTAATGATTTTAAAATTACCATCAACTTACGGTAAAGAATACTCTGCAGAACACATACAACAGAATGGTAGACTACAAATATTAGGAGCAGCTAATGGTCAGTTTGCAAAAATAGATTATCAACCACCCATGGATCTTAGAGATTTTTATATATTTCCATACGATATGAGGCACTGTGTGTATCCATTTAATGGAACTAATGAGACTAGACGAACTCTTGCTGCAAACTGTGACGTACAGTTTGATCCAATTAGAAACAGGGGAGCTACATAATGGATAAACAATATTACATAGATAATCACATAGGGTTATTTAAAAACTTTATGCCTAATGAATTGATAGATGATTACACAAATTATTTTACCAAGTGTGAACAACAAGGTGCAGTGTATCCAAGGCAAGTAGATGAAACGTTAGTATCAGATAATGCAATCGATACTATAAGAGAGACTAATGTTCCTATGACTTATAACAACAAACCTTTTATAGATATGTTTTTTAAAGATGTATATCCTTTGTATGTGCAAAAATATTCTTATTTAAAAAAATTATCGACACACAATATATTTGAAGTTAAAATACAAAAAACTAAAGTAGGTGAAGGTTATCATATGTGGCATTGTGAGAATGCTGAAATGAAAGCAAGAAATAGAATATTAGCTTTTAGTGTTTATCTTAATGATGTTGCAGAAGGTGGAGAAACAGAATTTTTATATCAGAAATGTAGGTTTAAACCTGAGAAGAATACACTATTAGTTTGGCCGTCACAATTTACACACGTTCATAGAGGCAACCCACCTCTATCAAATGATAAATATATAATAACGGGATGGGTAGAATACGGATATTAATATGATAACAGAACCACGATGGAAATCTTATATAGTAGAAACTACACAACCAATTTTTACACCTAAACAATGTCAAATGATTATTGAAGCAGGACGTGCTGAGCCTAGAAATGATGCATCTGTTGGAAATAAAAAAGGAATTAAAGGCGGAGTCATAGATACTAAAACTAGAACCTCACACATTAGTTGGATACCATTTAAAAAAATGAGTGACATGTATAAAGATATTGAACGTATTATGAAAACTACTAATGGTAATCACTTTGGTTTTGATGGAATGACTATTACAGAGATGGCACAATACACAGAATATCCAGAAGGAGGATTCTATGATTGGCATGTTGATAATGATGTTAATTGTCAGCACGAACCACCCGTTAGAAAAATATCTATGACTTGTTTACTTTCTCCTGAATCAGAGTTTGAAGGTGGAGATTTAGAATTAATGGCTGAAGGTAAAGTTGCAAAAATAAAACAAGGACACGCGGTATTCTTTGCATCATTTATTAGACACAGAGTTAAACCTGTAATACGTGGCAACAGAAAATCTTTAGTTATGTGGTTTGGAGGCACACCATTTAAATAATGTTTAGAGAATTACATTTCCCAACACCTGTTTATATTGCAGATATAGAACACCCAACCCTTAATCAAGAACTTGAGAAAGATATCGTAGCTTGGTCTAAACAAGATAAAGGAGTGGTTCGAACTAATGTACAAGGTTGGCACTCAACAACAGACATGCAAGAAAAACCTCAATTTAAAAAATTAGTTGATATGTTATATGCTTGTCAAAAAACTATTTATGATCAAGAGCATTTAGATAGTGAACCTGTGCTAGGTAATATGTGGGCTAACATTAATCCACCAGGTGGAATGAATAGAGCACATCAACATCCAAACTCATTATGGTCTGGCGTATATTATATTAAAGCACCTAAGAATTGTGGACATTTAAAAATAGATGATCCAAGATCAGTTGCTTGTATGTCAAGACCTAGACAAAAAGAAGGTAAAGTGCCTGAAAGATTATTTAGAGAAACACATTATGAACCTATTGCTGGAAGATGTATTATGTTTCCATCTTGGTTAATGCATTGTGTTGATCCTAACGAATCTAATGATATAAGAATATCAGTGTCTTTTAATTTTTTACAAAAGTGTATGATAGTATGAGTTTTAAAACTAATAAATATCAAGTAATTAAAAACGCTTTATCTTATGATCTAGCTAACTTTATATTAAATTACTTCTTACTTAAACGAGATGCAGTAGGTTATATGTATGAACATAATATACATGCACAGTCTCCAATACTTGGAACATGGAGTGATCAACAAATACCCAATACTTACTCATGTTATGGTGATTTTGCTATGGAAACTCTTATGGTTAAAATGCTTCCTGTTATGAAACAACACACAGGATTAGATTTAATACCAACATACTCTTATGCTAGAGCCTATAAAAAAGGTGATGAACTTAGAAGACATAAAGACAGACCTAGTTGTGAAATATCTACAACAGTTAATCTAGGAGGTGATCCTTGGCCAATATTTATAGATGGCACAGGAGCAAACAATGTAATAGATGAATACAAAAACATTCATAAACCAAACGCTCCAGCAGGCACGAAAGTCTTGCTTGAAGTAGGGGATATGTTAGTATATAGTGGCTGTGAACTTGAACATTGGCGAGAGCCTTTTGACGGGAACATTTGTGGCCAAGTATTCTTACATTATAATCATGTAAACGGCCCATTTGCTGATAAAAATAGATTTGATGGAAGAGCTAAGTTAGGTCTACCGTCAGGTGTAAAATAGTATTATAATGGAGCCATATGCTACAAAAAATAGGATTCCAACCAGGATTCAATAAACAGATTACAGAAACCACAGCCGAAGGACAATGGGTTGGTGGTGACAACGTACGTTTTAGATATGGTACACCTGAAAAAATTGGTGGTTGGTCACAATTAGGAGAATCCAAACTTACGGGAGCTGCAAGAGCTTTACATCATTTAGTTAATAAATCAGGAAACAAGTTTGCAATCATAGGCACAAACAGAATTTTATATGCTTATACAGGTGGTGTATTTTATGACATCCACCCTATTAAAACTACAACAACATTAACTAATGCATTTAGTACAACGAATGGTTCACCAACGGTTACAATAACATTCAGCACAGATCATAATATTCAAGAAAATGATATTATTCTTTTAGATAATTTTACAGCAATAACTAATTCTAATTTTTCAGCATCAGACTTTGATGATAAAAAATTTATGGTAACAA